AACGCCACGTTGACCGGGCGATTGGGTAAAAGGTTTGCCCGTATATGGAATAAGGCGGGCGGAAATATTTCCCGTTATCCGCTAATCCCCACTCGGTTGGCGTGTCGGAAAACCTGTTAGAAATAAATGCCACATCAATTGCGTAACCAATTGCACGGCTATAATTACGGTTATTATCAACAATATCGTCGGCGGGCAACGGATATGTATTTAAGTCGTCGATTTTATCAACATCACACAAATAACGGGCATAAATATTGTAAGACTTCATATCTGCGTGCATTGTTCCGGTTGCCCCGGAACCCTCGGCGGCGTTTAAATCAAACTCTAATGTATCGAAAGGCTCATCCGTTATTTTTGCATATTCAAACATTATCACATCATCCGATTGGCGGCGTATTTGTACAGAAGCCGCCCCAAATGGTATGCCCCCGCCTAAACGTTTTTGCGAAATAAGGATATAATAACCATTGCTATTATCCGGGTATAAATTTCCTGTAAATTCGTCAGCACTTGAACCCGTCGCCATTCGTCCCGAATACAAACCCGCTACCGCCGACGGGGTACCGCCGGATGTTATTTGTATCTCTTTTAATATATTGCACAAAGCAAAATGATATGTTTGAATTAGTGCGCTTTGGTCTGTTGTGGCGTTTGCGTCTTGCTCCCAATTCGTACCGCCCAAAAAACAGGAAACAATAGTATCTCCCGGCACATATATTTGAATCAACGGACGTTTGTTAATGGTTATTCGCTGAACCGACGGGGCTAAAGTTATTAAATTATACTCCTTTTCCAAACCCGCCAACACATCGTTATATTCGTCTATCGTGTCCGGTTGTACGGTTACTTTCTTATCATAGTCAACAAACGTACAATCGGTTTTCATAAATTGCCCGGAATAATACGGCGACCATGTTTTACCGCCGTCGTTGCTTTTCTCAATCTGCAATAAAAACGTCGTATCAAATGGCTTATTATTGATATAATCGTAATCATCCCGGATAAACGATAATTTGCCGGATAATTTAGCCCGGTAAAACCGTTGGTTTGTCTCTAATTCGTATTCCTTTGCCAAATCATCCTTATAATTGGGATGCACGGTATAAGGGGCAATATAGTTTTCCGCATCCATCGTTCCAAATCTCAACCATGCCGTACCCGCACGACGGGACGACAAAGAGAAATTAACCCGGACGTATGCCGCCCCACTTGGTATATCAAATTCCACATTTGCAGCGGGGGGATTAGAACCAAAATTTGATATTATGTTTTTGTTTGAATCGTACCAAACCCCGGCATTTTCCGGGGCGGTACTCATATACATTTTTCGGGGGTAAACATTGGTAACGGGTATATACTCCTTTGTGTAGGAATAGTTAGGGCTTATGTGGGTTTCATCGGTTCCCACTGCATACCCATCAACAAAAAACGTGTTTACAAATCCAAATCTATAAATCGGGTTCATATCTTAACTTTTAAATTTACGTGTCAAATTCTTATATACTTCAACAACATTTCCGTTGCCATCCACATAACGGCGACGACGGTTTTGTTCCTTAATTTCTCGTACATCATCTTTCAAATCCCGCAAATCCGGCGTACTGCCTTGTTGCAGGGAAATATTAACGCCGTCGGTATTATAAGCGTTTAAGTACTTTTTGGCAAAGGTGCCACGGTTCAAACTATTAATAACGTCCGGGATAATCCGGCGGTATTTCCGGGAATTTCGTTTATTGATAACGGCGAAAAACTCCCCACCCTCGGCACGTCTCCGGGTTCCGTCCGGCTTGGTTCCTAAATCCACGTCGTCGCCGGATTGGTGCGAACCTCCGTTTAGTAATTCAACCGTACCATCGCCGTAACTCTCGGTTCCTTGACCTGCATTAGATTGTTTAGCCAATTGCGCCGCCTTAATCTTTGAAGCTGCAAAAGAACCCCACATTACGGCAATTGCAGGAATTGCAAACGGGAATCCCAATTGCGACCAAATCAAAGCAGAAGCCGTTACAAGGTTTCCTATTTGTTGTATGGTCTGTATTGCCGCCTGTGCCTTTTGTGCCTTTTGTTGCTCCTTTAGGGCTTTTTCTTGGTTCTTTTTCGCCATATCTAATTCTTTTTGCGCCATCGCAACGTTATTGGCGTAACCGTTCGCCCGTGCTTCTAATTCCGCATCTAAACGGTGTTGGCTTGCGTCAACTTCTTGGTCGGCGGCACTAACGGCGGCTTCGGCGGCTTGTACTTTGGCATCCAAAAAACTATTCAATTGTTCAATAGCAAATTCAACGGATGTACTAATTGCCTCCTTTTGGTCGTCGCCCAAATTCAGACCAAACAACCCGTATATATCGTTACCCCGTTCGTCGCCTTTGCTTTTCTCAATTTCTTGGTCTATTTTAGCAATGGTATTTTGAACCGTCTGCAATTCGGCATCCGTCATTTTAATGCCCGCCGCTTTGTTCAACTCCAATATTTTTTGCAACCGTGCCTTTTCTTGTTCCAACCGGAACCGGGTTTTCTTTTCCTCTGAATTGCGGATTAAATCAAACTCCGAAGCCTCTAACGCTTGTTGTTGGTCGAATAACATTAACGCCCGTTGTTGGTTTAACTCGGTTGTTTGGCGCAATACCTCGGCATCATATTTGGCATTAATATCCGCTTCCGATTGGCGAACGTCTTCGGCTAACTGCCTATTTTGTGCCAATTCGATTGCCCGTTGTTGCTGCAATAGCTGAACACGCAAATTTATTTCCTCCTGTGAACCCTCCCGGACGGCATCTAATTGTAATTGTGTCCGGTCTGCGGCGGCTTGCATTTGGTTCAATGTTATTTGGTTTTCCAATTCTCCCAAACTCTTTGCATATTGTTGTTGCAAAAGGATTTGTTGGTTTAACAACTCGGTTGTTTGCGTTTCAGTTAATCCCCGCTCCGTTTCTAACCGGGTTGTAATATCTTGTATCTGCCTTTCATACTCAACTCGTAATTGTTCCCGTTGCTTTTCCGCCCCTTCTGCCATTAAAGCAATCCGGGCATCCTGCGTTGTCCGTTGTGCGGCTAATTCCGCCGCCCGTTGTTCGTTCTCAATGTTAGCCATATCAATTGCTAATTGTTCACGCAACAAAACAATTTGTTCGTTTAACGCTTTACGTGCATTAACGGTTAAATTGGTTTCAGTTCTCAATTGCAATTGTATATCAGCAATCGCACGGGCGTTGGCGGCTTGTGTTTGCGCCTGTCTTTGCTTGTATGCGTCTTGAATCAAAGCAATTCGGGCATCTTCCGCCTTACGTAATATATCGGTTTCCGCCTTTGCTGCATCCCGGTTTTCCTGCAAACGTTGGGCGGCTTGTATCTTTCTTTCGGCTTCTAAATCCGCCCCCTCTGTTAATAGATTAACGGCAATATCAACCGATTTTCCGGTATTATCTATTTGCCCCTGTATTGCCTCAATCGCATCATCAACCTTAACTTTATCAATTTTCCCGTCTAAATCAACATCTATTTTTATAGTCTTATCCCCTTGGGCTTTGGCGTTGTTTACTTGGACTAACATTTCCTGTAATTGCTTCAACTTTGCCCGGTTTGCCTCCAAATTATCTATTTCCTCGCCATAAAAACCGACGCTTTTGTTATGTGCCCGTGTCCGTTCCGCTAATATTTCGTCCTCTATTTTACGGGTTTCAGACAATGAAGCATTGCGGGCTTTGGCAACATTCAATTCTCGGTTCAATTGTGCGATACGCTCGTTGCTTACTCGGTTCATTTCGGTTGCCTCGGTTTCTAAGTAATCCAACCAAACCTTTTGCGCCTCGTTCAATTTTTGTTGGTTCTTTGCCGACTTATCAGTATTTGAGGCAAACAGAACTAAAGCCCCTACAACCGTAACCAACGCCAACGCCAAAAGAACATAAGGATTAGCCGACGCAATTAGATTAAACGCCTTTTGCGCAACGGTTGCCGCTAACGTCGCCTTTGTTCCTTGAATGGTAACAAGGCGGTTATATACTTGTGCCTTACTCAATGCCGCCATTTGTATGCGGGAAATACCCAACATCAATGCCGATTGTTTTTGCACGGCGTTTTGAATAGCTTGCACCCCGGTTGTTATTGCGATTGCCGCCTGTAACTTCTTTTGCGCTTCCTCCACTTCCTCGCTTTCAGACCCGAACAACTCCATTGCGCCCGTAAATGCGGCAAAGCCACCGGATGCACCCGCCGCAAATCCTAATACGGCATCCAAATTGGATGTATCAGAAGCCATATTAGTAATCTCGGCGGTTGCATCCTTAACAGCATCACGCAACACGGCGGTTTCTTGACTTAATCGCCTGTATTCCTCGGTTCCCTGTTTGCCCTCTAACCGCATTAATGCCAACTCCTTTGTTTGGTTCTCAATTTGAGTTGTTAGACCTTTGGCGGCATCCGAATAATTACCGACGTTTAGCGACGTTTTCCCGGTTACTTCTTGCAATCGTTTCATTTCTTCGTATATCGCTTTGGTTTCAGCAACCAATTTGCGCCCCTCTTCCGTCGCCTCCCGTTCCTCAACTGTCATGTTGTTAAGGTATATCTTATTAATGGAATATTGAGCGGACAAACGATTATACGACCCCTCGGCGGATTGATTTAATTTAACCGTTAATTTATTCAACTCGTTTGCCTCTTTTTGGGCTTGCTTCAACTCGGCTAATCGTTTGGCGTTCTCGCTTTCCGCAAACGCCAAATCCCGTGCTGCCCGTGTTAATTTGTCGGTGTCATTCGACGCACCCCGGATTGTTTTACGTCCGCTTTCCGTCGCACCGCTTACACTTTCCAACGCTGCCTTAACCGTGATTGCCTCGCTTTTGATATTATTTAAAGTATTCATATAAGCGTCGCTCAATTGGTCTAATTGAGCAATCAACTTTGTAATACTATCGTCCGGCTTTACAAGGTCGCTATATTTAATTGGGTTGTTATTATCTGCCATAATCAACGTTATTTGCGGGCAATTTGCCCCGTATTCAATTATCTTTTCCTTTTAATGTAGTTAATCATCCAAAGAAAGAAAACGCCGGAAATCGCCTTATTTGCCGCCTTTGTTTCCTTTCCTTGGTTTTAGCAACTCTTTTATCCTCTCAAACGCATTGTAATACTCTAAAACGGTGTACTTTTTCGGCTCCGGTACGTGCAAATGTTGCGATATGGTTAAGCACATATTTTCAAATTGCTTATCGTACTGAATTTCCATGTTATCGGAACCACTAAACACAACCGGACGATTGTATAACAATAACATCGTTGTGATTTTGTCTATTTCCGCCCTCTTATCCTCTGTATCGCCGTTAATGATAGCATCCAACATTATCATTGTGCGGTGCCTCAATTCGTCGTAATACTCCTTAACCGTGGCATCATCGAACAACCGGGGGAAATACATTTGCAATTCTTCATCTATTTTTTTTTTGACCGCTTCCATTTGGGCGGTCAAATCTTTAATAGGAACATCGCCGAACATATCGACGACCTTTTGCAAACCATCATCCGACAAATCGTTACACGGGTTTCCGTTGATAGACTTAACCAATACGGCAAAGGCTAAATGTTTGGGGCTTATCCCGGTCTGAATGAAATACACGTTTTGCCGCATATTATCCAATTCAATTGCCGCCAATTCCGGGGTTTTACTTCGGGCGTATCTCATAGCCTTTTCAATGTGCGTATCGAAATCCTGCAAATCCGAACCAATCCCGGCATCAACTAATAGCATCTTGTTATACTTGTGAAAACGCATCATCGGCAAATCGTCGATTGCGTCGTAAATCTCAACCGTATAATCTCCTATCTTAACCGTTCTCATAGCAAAAACCGTGTTATCATTGTTGAACAAAAGGGAATCAGCAATAACGCCGGGTTCCCGGTTATAAACACCAAAAGAATTGCCAACGCAACCCCCGCCCAAAAGGACAAACAGAACTCGCAATTAAACATCTTTGCGAAAAAGTCGTTGCCGTGGACTTGCACCCACTCAACAACACCCCATTTCGATAACAGGGTTAAACCGAACGCCGCAACCAAAGCGACCATAACCGTATAATATAAAAATGCTGCCATACTCATTGTACTTATTCAGTTAAACACGTTTCATCAATACCCAATTCCCCGGCAAACCGGAATCCGGCGAACGGGTGCATTAGAAATTGATTATCTATTTCATCCAACGTAAACCCGGCAAATATGTTTTCCGCCTTGGTATATACTTGGTTTATCTTCATTGAACCGGAACGCAACCATATACCGCCGTTCAATACTCGCATAATTTGTTGCTTTACCGCCTCCGTGTTGCGGTTGTTCGGGTCGTTGGTTATCGTGCGCATATCAAACCAAAAGATAATCGAAAACGGCGTTGTATATTTGTTTTGTTCGCCGGGAAACCAATCAATTTGTTGGGGGTCGTCTAACACGAAAAACGAAAAATTCCCAATATTGCTATCGGGGGCGATTAGCATATACTCGTTACCTCCGACGTAAATATTAGGGGTATAATATCGTTTTCCCTGTATGGACTTAACCAACCGTTCCGAACGCCCAAAGGAATAATTAAGCCACGGTAGCCCGTCGGCTAATCCTTGTTGTATGAATCCAATAACCCGGTCGAATAATTCCGGGTTCTTAATAATCGGTACACGTTCCATATTAAATTATTTGTTTTCTTAATTCCCAAACTTTGGTAACTGATTTTGAGATACGTTTATTGCGTGTCCCATAATTGTTATTATAGCGGTTATCGCACCATTCCAAATTATTCGGGTTGTTGTTCAACTTATTTTCATCTTTATGGTTGATACATGGTAATTTTTCCGGGTTTGGAACAAATGCCATTGCAACCAATCTATGAACCCTATATGTTATATCTTTACCTCCTTTCATAAGTTTTATTATCGCATACCCATGAACATTACGTTGCGGGGCTAATTTTTTAGGTTTACCACTACGACGGTAATCCATTGAAATAATATCTCCGTTTTCCGTAACTCTATAATCTTTATCAAAACCTAACAGGGGCTTTGCGTTTAATATCAACTTATCCATTTCCGTAAATTGTTTTTTTAGCCTTGGTTAGCAAATCCGGGTAAATGTACTGCCAAATGAGTTTAGCAATGTTTTCATTCGTCAACCCTAATATTTGCCGTCCGTACTTCTTTATCAAATCCTCCGTTTTGAAATCCGACGCTTTAATTTCAAATTGTTTATCGCCGACTTCCAAAAAGAAACTACTTTCAAAATCGCCCTCATCCCGCAAAGTTACCCGGTTTGTCGGTTGTCCTTTTTCCTCTTTTATCGCAATGGTTAGCGGGGTATAAGGTCGGTAATCCATAATATCAACGCCCAATCGGTTAATACCCTGTTCAAACAATTGTTCCTCGGCGTTGGCATCAATGATAAACGCCGTTGTATATCCGTCGTCTATTGCATCCCGGATTAATAACCCGGACGTTAAACCGTCGTTGAACCTAACGACCCGGTTACGCAAATCTAATATTGATTGCAACCCCGCCATATCTTACAATTAGGTTGTCCGGTATTTAACGCCGTGGTTATTACAACTAAGACAAATCCGGTCTATTCCCTGCGTGTCTAATCGTAACGCCTCGTATGCTTTTTTGAGGTCATAACCCAAACCGCCGGGGCGACCCTCAACATTTCCGTCCAACTCATACAATATATCCATTTTAGAGGCGTTGGACTGATTGCGGTTTACCCTTACATTGGGGTTCATTGCTAACGTGCGCAATGCGATTGCGGCAACCTGTCTTTGTATTACGGTTTGGAAAATAGACCGTTGTTCAATAATGAAATCCGTTAAGTCACAACCGACGGTAATTTCACAATTCAGACCGTAATTAAGTGTATTCGTGTACATCGTAAACGCTATATCCCACAATTCCGGGTATTCGGCGAACGTTTCCGGGGCGTTATACATGAACGGGGAAATTTGCAAATACTTTGTCAGTTGTCGCCATGCCTCAATATTGCCATAACCCGTACACGTTCCGCACGGCTCCCGGCTCCAATCTTTTGACACGTTAATAGCTTGCATCCCGGCGGGCAATTCGTCTTGATTGTAACAAAGGAACCACGCACCCCCGGCGTTATTGGCATCGCTTATATACGGCAAAAAACAATCTTCCAACGGGAACCATTGAAAGCCGCCATTCGTTAGAGTGAAATTCAACTCAAACGTTTTTATCGGGTCTATCTGTGAACTATGGAAAAGATACATTTTCACTATTCCGGTTCCGCCTGTCATTTGTAAGCCTATCCGGTGTATTTGGGCGGTTACTCCCATCGCACGCACCGGGATAATTTCAAACCCTACTAACTTGTGGCTATTGGGCTGCGTGGCACGTATGCGCCCGGCACCGTCGAAAAATGTACGACGTTCCAAAAGGTTCTTTGTCTCTCTATCCAATCCTTTAATTTGGGTAAACGTTTGTACCGCCGTGGAAATTCCGTTGCGGGTCAAACGTTCCAAATAATCCGATAAGATATTATAAGGTTCCCAAAATGTTGAACCCTCGGCGGGAACCTCGGCGACGTTATTAACTAAAGCCCGCCAATACTTTTTATTGCCCGCCGAATCGTTTGCGTATTGTACGACGGTTCCGGCTTGCCATTCTTTCGTATCATTCCAAACGGGGTATTGATAGCCCCAATTATCCGGCACAATTGCCGCCATGTTATCCAATGTTACAAGCGGGTGCGCACCTTGGAAATATAAACCGCTTTCGGTCTCGGTCAACCGTTCGGCGATTGCGTCGGCGGGATTATAGGATTGTTCCCAACCTACGACGTGTAACAATTTGTCTTGTATATCTTTTATCCGGTACATACTGCATAAATTTAAAAAGGGGGCGGGATGCTCACCCCGTCCCCTCGGCATTTGTTAATAATAGGCTCGTAACAAGTTACGCACCCCCGGCGGGGAATTGTGCGGCGTTCGTTACATAAACAGGCATACCCAACGGTTCGTTCGGGTTGCGTGCTGCAATCTCGGCTTTGATAATCGGATTTGCCACGGTGTCCGGGTTGCTGTTATATGCTACCATGTAGGCAACATCAACGCTAAATCCGAAATACTCCTTAACCGCACACGTCAAATCGGCGGTTGCGTCTCCCATGATTGCGGACTGGTCGCCTACCGCCGTGTAGTAATGCGAACCAACGGGCAAATCAATGTACGGTAATCGTACAATGTCCCATTCGTGGAAATTAGCACGGGTGCGGCGGTATGCCTCACGGTCAACACGGGTTAAGATACCAACGTTACCATCGGCAACGGCAAACATTGTACCCATTTTCCCGGCTTCGTCGGTTACGTTGTTAGTGTAATGCAATACTTTGTTATCGTATTCCATACGCTTATTAACGTCATTATAAACGCCATGTTGCGCCAACTTGCGGATAAGGCTATCAATTCCGGCGTTTGCAATCAAATGGATATATTCGGGGTAACAATTAGCCCTCATAATCGGGTTAATGTCTCCCAAAATCTCGGTTGCCATTTGTGTAGGCACTTGTACAACGTTACCCTTTTGCGTGTAGTTTAACAGGGTTTTGAAAACCTGTGTTTTGTTAGTCTCCAACGCTGTCACGGCTCCTTTGTCTAATGAATCAGCCAACGCACGTGTTGTTTTCTCCATTTTACGCAAAAAGTCGTGATTGTAGGAAATTTCGTTGTTCTCGTATGCGGCGGGTACCATCGTGAAACCAATCGCATACGTTGCCCATACAACCGTTACCAATGCAGATGTATTCTCATCGTCAGCGATAACGCACGAACGTACCTTGCTAACTTGTACACCGCCGTCGTAATTGATAACGGGGATTTGTACCGTATTACCGATACTTACTAATGCCTTGTCTCTCAAAGCCGGGCTAATAATTGAACTCGGTGCGTTGGTTTGTTCAATAAAGAAGTCCAATGCGCCATACTCACACGGGCGGAACATATTACGGTCTAACTCCGGGTTCTCAATCCGCCAATTCTGTAATCTTGTTGCAACTAAACTCATAGTTTATAATTTAAAATGTTATTTAATGCGGGTTTACCCTTTACCCGTGGTTACTTACTTTTCCGGCAAAGCGGATATATTGTTATCCTGCCATGCCTGTTTCATAGCGTTATCGAAATCAGCCGTACCCGCTTTCAAACCTTGTTGGAACAATCCGTTGGCGATTGCGTCGTATGCCTCGACACGGGTTTTTGCCCCTGCAATGTCGATTGAACCACCGCCCCCGGTTCCGGCTCCACTCGGTGCGCCCGTTCCGCCGCCTGCCGCCTGTCTGCCTTTGTCTAAAATACCCATCGTTTCCAATTCACGGGTCAAAAGGTCGCCTGGCGTGTACGGGTTTAACTGATTGTTCGGGTTACGCATGATTGCGCCGTTTTCGTCCTTAAACGCCAACATTTTGCCACCTTTACCGTCGTCGATAAATTCCGGGTTCATACCCTTAATTTTGTCGATAGCTTGACCCAACAACACCTTTGTTGCGCTTTCCGGCAAACCTGCCTTAAACTTCAATCCGGCGGTTGCGGTCTGCAACTCTGTATCAACACGAATACCGAACACCTCTTTTGAATGGTTTTGTTCGGCTTCATCGTATTTGGTTTTCAAATCATTGTATTGACTCGTAACGCTTTGCAAATCTGCCTTTGCTTGTTTCAAAGCCTTTGCCGTTTCCGCATCACTTGCACCGTCGGCAATAGCTTTTTCCAAACGTGCCTTTTCTTTTGTAAGGCTATCAATTTGCGACTGCAAACCGCTTACCCCCTCAACCTTGCTTTTGAACTCGCCTAATACACGTTTAGCGTAATCAAACGTTTTTTCGGTTCCATTCTTTGCGATACCGGAAACGGCTAAAATATCCGCATCCAAACCGCCGTAAATTTCTCCCGTTTTCTTCGCTATAACGCTGTTTTCGTCGTTGACTGATAACGTGGTTATCGCTGTTAATTGTTCGTCGGTTAATCCGGCTAATGCCGCATTTGCCTTTAATACATCAATCGTTAATGCCATAATCTTACCCTTTGATTATTGTTAATAAATTCGGTTACTTTTTGCCCTCGGCTTTCGCTTCTGCCTCGGCTTTT